CTCAGACAGGATAGAACGATGAAGAACAACAAACTTCTTCTCAGGATCCTTACCCCATGCGTTGAGAGTATCAAAGAATACCTCACGGTTCACTTTCTTACCATCAACAATCGCACCAGTCTTTGAGGTGATGTAAAGGTAAGAATAACCACGTTGTGTCAACTGAGATGCGAAGTCAGTGTGACTCATGAGATTGATGAGTTGCTTTGCACTCTTCACACAAACAAGAATCTTCTTGGTGTCGGTATCATCAATCGTTTCGAGAACGTTACCACAATCAACCTCAGGACCGATCATACGAGTGTCCTGAATGTCAAAGGTTTTTGCCTTGATCTTAGGTGCAATGATGTAACCACCACTCACCAGTTCAGGTGCAGAAACACGACAAATGATGTCACCATAGACATCACGATCGTTCATTCCTGGTTTGTTGATTGTAACCGAAGTCTTACGAGTTGCAGTAAAGAAGAAGGAACGATTAGCGTTGGAAGAGAAATACTCTGTAGGAGCGAAGAAGTTACGTTTTACGGAGTTGTGTGCTTCATCAAAGTAAATCGTATCCACATCAATTTCACTCTCTTGAATACGATGAAGAGAGTTGTAAGTTGTGAAGATCAGTTTGTGATTGTCAGAGTTATCATCAACCCACTTCTGGATTTCAGATACCTTAGTGGTGTTGAAGTGATGAGTTTCACCACTGTGAACGTGCATCACTTCTGCATTGGTGATATGTTCCAGAAACTCAGAACACAGTTGTTCTGCGAGGAGAATACGAGGAGCAACCACAACAATGGTCTGTGGAGTTTCTTTCTGAAACTCACGAACTGCATCCATGATTGCAACCAGTGTTTTTCCACCTCCAGTCGGAAAAATACACTGACCTTTCAGATACTTAGAGAGTGCATCTAGTGCACGTTGTTGATGAGGGCGAAGAGTTACCATCAAGAATCTTTCAATACAATAATAATAACCCCTTGACCGTCAAAAGTCAAGGGGTAGTAGACAGTTCTTAAAGTGTCACAATTTAATAGTCTCTTTTTCGTCTTCTTCACTTGATTGTGGAAGAAATCTGTGCTCACAATCTGGATGGTTCCATGGCAGATAGGTCTTACACCTTTCGTGATTAACTCCAAAAATAAAACAAGATTTCTTCTCAAATTTTTTCAAATAATCATCAAAAACTTTTTTTCGAGTTGTCTCTAGGCTTTCACCTTTTTTCAACTTAACAGAAAAAACTAGATGCAATGGGGAATCACAATTAGCAGCTTCAAAAGCTTTTTCAAATAAAGCACCAATACGAGATGACCAGTAAGCCATATTGATATAAATGGTAATTTCTGATTTATTCAGAAAGTAATTTTGTACCCACTCATCATTAGAATTTTTGACAAAGATTTCAAACCTGTCTTCATTCCACTCATAAAGTCGATTCGTACCTTTAATTTGACCAGACATAATTCTTTCGGAAAGAATTCGATTAGCCAATCTATCCAGCACTTTTTGAGATATAGATCCCTTTCCAAGGATTTTAATCTCATTTTTTATCTCTTGATCTGTAGAAATATCACCCCTCTGAATAAGATCCCTTACAGTAGCTTCAACATCATCAATTGAAATTGGGTTGTAAACATCTTTCTTTTTTTTATTTGAAATAAGGGCAAACCTGATTTTAGATGCTTCACTATAAAATCTAACACCTTGCATCATCCATCCACTAATACCCAAATGGTTGCATGCAAGGTGCCTGTGTTCACCATTTATTCGGTCATTTGTATCAATATCATAATAAACAAAGGGAGAATCCAGATTGATACCCTCCTCTTTGATATTTTCTTTTAGTTCTTCAATTTTAGAAACATTTGCTCCATTTGACCTCCCAGGATTTTTCCAGTTATTAAGATCACTCCACAACTTCATTTGAGGAGATCCTACCAACTCTACACCATCAACATCATAAGTATTTGGAACATAACACCATTTACTTGGATCACAAGCAATAGCATCCCAATATTGAGAGATAAAAGTGTTTGTCTGAGTGGAGTTCATTTTGAATAATTTAGTATGAATTAAGATACCACTACCTCTTGACTAAAATCAAGGGGTAGTAGACAGTTCTTAAAGTGTCACTCGACCAGTGCCTTTCCTGCAGTGCTAGGACCAATCCAAACCTTACCATCTTTGTACCACTGTTTCACTTCTTCACGCCGACGATTCAGAAAAACATTGTATCGTTCCTGTTGTTCTTTCGTGAATGTAAAGTCCTGACGCTTAAACTCTTCTTTCAGAGCCAGAAGTTGATTAACAGTGTTCATAATGTTTGGTCCTTACACTACAGATACAGTTTAGAGGTTACTAACTTTTACTCAAACTCAAAAGGTTTATTTACTTCACGTTTTGGTGGTGTGACATAAGGTTGAATCTCTGACGAGTCAATGTATACATGAACTGCAGTATTTCGATTCCACTGTCTAATGACACCAGCAACAATGAAATAGTTTGTAATCAGATAAGTTGCAAAGATGATGGTACGAACAACTGCAACCTTATCAGATGTCTTATTGCATGAAGATGCTTTCTCTCCAAGAGATTTTGACCAGATATACCACCAGTTCTTAGGTTTCTTCATTTCCCAGTCACATCCTCATAGTCCATAAGTTTACCATACTTAAAGTGTAGTTTCAAGGTAGGCCAATCTTCCCACTTACCTTTCCAATCTTCTGGGTATATTGAGATATATTTTGTTATATACCATGGTCGGACTTTACCATGAGTGCCATTAGGTATCCATGTAAAGTTAAAAAGTGCCACTTCAGCATTATAACCCTCATCACCTTCTTTGAGTTCTACAAAGTCGGCAGTATGAGAGTAATCAATATAGTAAAGTTGACCTGATGGTGATAACCAGTAGTCACTCATCGTTCCACCAATACCATCTTCAATGTCCTTTGTTTGACATCTGGTGTCGGTAAAGTGTTCTCCTAAGTCATATGAAGAACGGACATAATCAAACATCCCCATCAGTCCACCTCCACATCTTCTACAAGGTTTTTCATTCGTTTGATAAGAAGTTCATCCATCGGAATGACTTTCTCTTTACCAGTTTCAATATCCTCAACGAGTTGTTGTAGATGTTCTAGAAACTCTTTTGGTAGGGTGTCATCCTCACCAAGATAAGACCAGAAACAATCACGACACTCTTCATAAGGATCATCATAGAACATAAGTCCATAATCTTTCCAGTTGCCAGTCATCAGATCAGCCCAGTTACGGAATGATGATCTCATACTCTGCCAACCTGTCATCCAGCAGTGCATGATCCAATAATCAAACCAGTTCATTTTGGTTTTTCTTTTTGCTGTTCCTGGTACTACTCTACTATACATATCTGGGTTTTTCAGTATCAAAACGATAGAACATCACGTCTTTCATGTCAAGGCACATACGAACAGTTTCGTGTTCTCTGTGTTCCCTATCTGTTCCTTTATATAGTCCTCTGCGTTGATATGCACAGCACCAGACATTATAGTAGATTTTAGATTTCTCGTTCATTTACAATTCAGGAAGTAAGCAGACTTTGCAGAGTAGTCAGGAGTATATTTTACCACATCACAACCATTATACCTATCTACCAATTCAAACTTTCGTTCTGGTGGTGATGATTTGCTTTCTACCCAGTTAGCAGCACCATTTATAACGAGTGCAATCACTGAAAGTCCAACAAAAAAGATGATAATGCCTTTAGTCATTTTCTTCATCCCAAGGTGCTTTACGACTTAATACTCTGGCAATCTTTTCATTATACTCTGGTGGTTTGTTGATTGCTTCTATTAGTTTATCATATGCTTCTTCTGAAACATAAAGAACTGGTGGTCTCTGGTCTATTCTCAACTTACGCTCAGGCGAAATGGTGCGATTGAATGGATCATCATAGTCCCAGATATAAATTTGCATCCAACCATAAGAAAGTGCTTCCCAGAAATCATCATAACCCCAATCATCACCATCATTATAACAATCCAGACAATTCCAGAAGTTACGGAATCCATCAAGGAAGAGTTCCCATCTTGTTGGTTCTTCAAATCTCACGGCGTTTCATCACTCCAATAATAACGCAGTTTATCACCATCCGCAGAAATATTCAAGTGATAGATTTTACCATCTTGAGTATAGACACCAACCCAGAGTGTCCTCTCATTCATACTTTCAAGATGAAACATCTCAACATCTTTCAGCACAATCTCATCGGGATTTTCAGTAAAACGGCTCACTTCAAAACCTCATCAACATCAACATCACCATAATCATCAATACCAAGTTCAAACTTTCTTACAAAATCAATAAGGTCCGTTGCCTCCTGTTCATAAACATAATGACAACCCTCATTATCACTTTCAGCATAGTTTGAGAAGTA